AAGCTACCTGTAGATAGGTGGTTTGAGATACTCACAGGCATGATGAATCTACCACCTAATCAGGTATGGGATATGTCAATCAAAGAAATCACTCTAGCTATTAATGGCTTCAAAGAATATAATGGTAACAAATCAGACCCTATGGATAAATCTGATTTAGATAAATTAATGGAAAGGTATCCTGATTATTAGACATGGAATTAGATAAGTTATTAGTCAAAATTGAAGCTGATTTAAGTGACCTGAAACGAGGTCTCGATAAAGCAAATAATCAAGTCAAAAAATCATCAAGTCAAATGTCAAACTCAATGCAGAAGTTTGGCACTACATTAGATAATGTCGGTGGCAGAGTTATTAAGTTTGGTGGTCTTATTGCAGGTGCATTTGGTGCAATACAAATCAAGAAAGTTATAGATGTCGGCAGACAGATAGAAGATTTACAAGTAAGACTTAAAGCTTTATTCGGTACAGCAGAAGAAGGTGCAAGAGCATTCGATGTGATGGTAAAATTTGCATCACGAGTTCCATTTACTTTATCAGACATACAACAAGCATCAGGTAATCTTGCAGTCGTTGCAAAAGATGCAAACGAATTAGCAGAGATTTTAGAAATTACAGGTAATGTTGCAGGTGCAACAGGATTATCTTTCACACAAACTGCTGAACAAATTCAAAGGTCATTCTCAGGTGGTATAGCATCTGCTGATGTATTTCGAGAAAGAGGTGTTCGTAACATGCTTGGTTTCCAAGCAGGTGCAGAAGTATCTGTCAATGAAACAGTCAAAAGGTTCAAAGAGGTATTTGGTAAAGGTGGTGAGTTCGGTAATGTCACAGATGATTTAGCTAATACTCTCACAGGTACACTTTCTATGTTGGAAGATAAATTATTTCAATTTAGGAAAGCTGTCGCAGATGAGTTTGTAACAGAACTTCGTAATCAATTAGGTGACCTAAACAAGGCACTAGAGGATAGCCAAGAAGAAATTGTAGAGTTCGGTACAGAAGTCGGAAAATCTTTAGCAAACCTTTCAATAGCAGTTGTCGAAAACTTTGAAACAATCAAAGTAGCTGTTCAAGCATTGGGTGCTTTTTTACTTACATCTGTACTCTACAAAGTTTTAACCGACCCAAGATTTGCAGGGTTGTTAGCTTTACTTGCATTTGTTAACGAGTACCAACAAGCAGAAAAAAGAGTTGAAGAACAACAAAAGAAAACTAACAGAGCACTTGAAAAACAAAATGATGCTTTAGAAGTCAACAGTAAAGAATTTTTTGAAGCAATCAAAAATGCGAGAGACTACAATAATATACAACAAGCAGTATTTTCTAGCATAAAAAAAGTAGATGAAGCAATCAGGATTACACTTGTTACACAAGGACAGCTAAAAGAGATTACAGATGAAGTATCAAAAACATTTGAAGATGCAGGTGAACAGATAGCAACTGCTTTCGGAGATTCTATAGCTAAAGGTCAAGACTTTGGTGATGCAATGAAAAAAATATTTCAAGATGTCGTATCACAAATCATTGCCACCATTGCACAAATTTTAATTATCACACCATTGATAGAAGGACTTACTAAAAAGCTTAATGCATATCAAGAAAAACAAAAAGGTGGGATTGGTTTTGATTTGGGTGGAGTGATAGGTGGAGCTATAACAGGCATGTTAGGATTTCAAAATGGTGGATACACACCACCAAACAAACCATACCTTGTCGGTGAAAGAGGTGCAGAAGTATTCGTACCAAGAACAGCAGGTAACATAATACCAAACAATCAGATGGGTGGTGGTGTTACTGTAAATCAGAATATATCATTCTCAACAGGCATTGTGCCGACTGTTCGTGCTGAGGTACTCAACCTACTGCCTACCATAAAACAAGAAACAATAAATGCAGTAGCAGAGACAAGAAGTCGTGGTGGTGCATTTGCTAGAACATTCGGAGCTTAACAATGGCAGAAGCAACATATCCTTTATCATTACCAACATCTCCTTCAAACTTTGTGACAAGTAATTGGACAATAGTCAGAACAGTAGGATATACACAATCACCATTTACTTATTCACAACAAGTCGCTAAATACACAGGTGCAGTTTGGCAAACAACTGTTACTTTACCACCTATGAGCAGAGCCGATGCAGGTGCATGGCAATCTTTTTACATGCAACTCAATGGCAGGTTCGGTACATTTTTACTTGGAGACCCTGATGGTAAAACCATACAAGGTTCTGCTACTACAGTTATATCAGTCAATGGAGACCATGCTATAGGTGCATTTGATGTTATTGTCGATGGATGTACTGCAAGTTCTACAGAATTTAAAAAAGGAGACTATGTACAGTTCGGTTCAGGTGCATCATCTAAACTTCACATGATTGTAGCTGACATCACATCAGACAGTTCAGGAAATGCGACCTTACAGATTGAGCCACCACTCAAAACTGCCTTGACAGATGATGATGTTGTCACCTATTCAAACACTAAAGCTGTCATGAGAATGGACAGCAATGAATTAGGATGGGATGCAAACAGGACATCTCTGTATGGATTGTCATTCTCCTGCACAGAAGCTTTATAATCTTTTGTAAATTTAGGGGGGTATGATAGTACCTAGAAACGAAAAAGGAGCTAAAATGGGGTGTTCTAGCTCCTCGTATCGGAGAAATTTATATGATTATAGCACAATATCCCAAAATATTGCTATTATTGAGATAAATGCCACAGACTTTAAAAGGTCTTTATTATCATCATACATTTCTAGTATTTTATCTTTCATGTTTGCTCCTTATCGTAGTTGAAATATAAAACCGAACTGATAGGTACAAGAACACCTTTTGATGTATCGTTGTCACCACCATTTGTTATCCTGCCTAAATTATAATATTTCCTAGCAATCTTTTTCATTGTGATTGTTGGTATCGATAATGTAAAGCAGAGTTTGTTTTTAAGATAAAACGATACGACCCAATGGTCAGCTTGTGTTGTTGCAATCCCACTATCTCTACCTCGTGATTGAAACTCCACAAACATGTTTCCTGTCTCCTTCCATGTGTCTTGCTCTGATTTAATTTCGATGTCACCTGACATACAGTCTATGACTTCTTTACTATAATCTTGTTCTCCGAGCTGACCTGTGATTAGGTCTTTTGCAAAGTCTGACCTATGCTTCACTTTCTTTCTCGATGAGTTTGTTTAGAAACCATTGTGCCTTTTTTAAATCTTCCAATCCATTCTTATCTTTGTACCTACAGAGATACTTAACTGTGTTTCCCTGTAGGTAGTTCATGTTTTGGTCTAAGATAAAATCTATTACTTCAATCTTACCTTGTGTGTAATGCTTCGGATGATTTATGTTATCTGACATTTTCACCTAAATGTTTTTTGTACCATTCAAGTGTCTCGACATCAGACTTGTGACACTTATCAGTAATCTTAGATTTACCTGACTTATACTTTTTGATTCTATCAATCAAGTGATTAATTATTTTTACATTGTCTATCATTGTATTTCTCCATGTTCTTGTTTCATAAATTTTCTGAATGATTTCTCATCCATAAATGTTTTGTTGCCTTCAGGTGTTTGAACTGCATATTCATATTCTTGATTTGGGTTTACATCTCCCAAACTAAAATCAGAACGAGATGCTCCAACTTTATGTGTTATGAATTTGTTAGTTTTATCTTTTTTTCCTGTAATACAATCTTTGTAGAAATCTATTTCAAAATCTATTTTGTTCTTTTTGAGAATCTTAATAAATTTATTAGTAGCTGATTTCTGATTGAGAGCATTACACCAAAACACTCTGTAAGCATTCTTTACAACAACTTTAGTCTCATCATAAGTACCGACCCTTCTGTCATGTCCGATTGTCCTAAAGTGCTTGTTAAGTCTATCATAATACTCTTTAGCATCGTAAAGATGTTCTGATATTTTTTGACTAAGTAAATATTTCATAATGTTTCTCCTATTTATTTTTGGGTAGTTAAGGTGATACCCACACCATTTGTTACATGCCTATGTTTTGTACCTTACCTTCTTTAAACCTTCTATCAAGTTCTCTGATTTCATGTGGATATAGCTCATCCATGTTGTAGAACCATTTTAATGTATATGTTGTATTATTTTTTCTCTCCATCATATTTTTTACCATGCTGATTCTACTTTGCTTACAACCTGCATGAAAAGTTCTAACAGTTTCACCTGTTTGATTATTTATGAGTTTGTATGTTCTTCTTACGTTTGTCATAATTTCTCCTAGTTAATTTATACCTTAAGTATACCATACTGAGAGTATGATGCAATACCGAAAAAAAAAGTTTTTTTTACTTTTTTTGCTGATTTGGTGTCAATTTTATCTGACTTAGCTTGTTGATTGCATCGGTCAGGACACACATTGCTTTGATGTATTGACAACTCAACTCACAAGTTCTCTCATCCCATTCTTGACCATGCAATAAATCATTCCAAACTTTCTGATTGTATTGTAAATCTTTTTTGAGCATGTTTCTTGTCTCATCAAGTCTACTGATAACTGTCTCAGTATGTTTGTTGATTTCATGTTTCATTATTTCTTCTGCCATTTGTTATCTCCACGATTCTCCATTGACCCACACAACTAATGCTTTACGAACACCACGAGTTACTTTATGAACTCTGTGATTAATAAAACTTGTGAAAGCAATCAAAGAATCTTTTGTTGCATTTATAATTATCTTTTCACCACCATGAAAAAATTCGAGTTCACCACCATCGAAATCATCATTGATTACATAGGACATGCTTATCTTTCTAAGTGAGCTAATGCCATCAGCTATGTCTGTATGCCAATCATAAAAGTCACCTGCTTGATATTCCAAGTATTGAATGTCTTGTATACAAGCAAGTCTGTAGTTGTAGATTTCGTTGAGGTCTAAAATAATGTAATTCAAAGTCTCTGCTATGTCTGTATTCAAAGGTATTCTCCATGCCTTGACTTGCCTGATGCCACTTTTACCTGAATTAACTTTTGCTTCGACAGGTATTTTTTTTTGGTGTATCTCATTTATCATAGCTAGTCTTGTCTCCTGACTTATGGGTCTATGTGTGATTCCATAGATGGGGTTGATGTCTAAGTCAGGTTGGCAGTTCTCCCTAAAAAATTTACTCGGTAATGGTGAGTAACTACTCACCTAGACTTTCTCGCAAAGTCAATGTACCTTTCTTGCTCCTTGATAAGACAATGCCATTGCCAATTGCTTTCCTGCAATCATCTTT